TGGGGCGTACAAGTATCCCAGCCGGCGCGTGGACATTCAATATCTACGGCGCAACCAGCAGCGACATCGGCACCAACACCATCAAGTTCCGCGTCAACAAGCGCGTCGTGCAAACGGGGATGACAGGCGCGTTCACTGGCACAGGCCCGACCCGGACCTTCATCGTGACCGGAGGGACGCCTTTCGTCGCGGGCGATGCAAATGCGAGTCAGCTGCTCGCCGGGCTGGTGGAAACGCCCACTCAGACGGCGTGGATCTCGGCGTTTACGTCATCCAGTGAAGTGACGGTGACGTTGACGGACTCAGGGTTCGCAAACGTGTCCGGCGTGACGTTGAGCGCGATTTACTACTTTCTGTTCAATGACGATCTCGACGCCACGGATATGACAGGCGCGACCCCGGCGCTCTACACCGCCAATAGTGCTCAGGGCGCGTTCACGGGGCTCAACGACACGGATCGCCTTGTGGCGGCGTTTTTCGCCGTCAATGACCAAGTGGTAAGCCATGACATATCTTTGTACCACGGCGGCGCCACGAACTTCACGCACTTTGAAAGCCCCATTTCGACATTGCATAACGATCTGGCGGGGTTGAACGAGGGAGATTATCTACATTTGACAGCGGCAGAATATGCGGCAAAAATTGTTGCAACACCCACACCCCGAGCATGCCCGACTCCTGGAAGCGTCTACGGTATCGCTGCGGACGGCACGCTTCTGTGCCAATGAAAGGGCATATGACAACCCCCAGCAAATCCCTCATTAGCCTCAGCGGCGCCTTGGTGGCGCTGGTCCTCGCCTTGTTCGGGGCTTTCTTCGCGCTTGACCGGCGCGTGGATGCGCTTGCGGCGTCGCCTATCACCTTCGACCAAGTGGAGCACATCGTCGACCTCAAGACCTCGGCGCGGTTGGATGAGATTCTGCGCCGGCTGGGCCAGATCGACGCGAAGCTGGAACAGCTTCAAAGCATGCGCACCGGCACGCGCCAAGCGAAGGAGTAGCCATGAGTGTAGGACTACAAGGGGTCAGGGTCGGGTTGCGCGCGTTCGTCGCGGACCTGTTGGTCGTCGCTTTCAAGGCGCTGGATTGCCACTGGAACGTCGGCGGGTGTCATTTTGGCCCCCTCCACGCGCTGTTCGGGGCCGAGTACGACTTCCTGTTGGAGACCCAGGATACCCTTGCGGAGCGCGTCCGCGCGCTCGGCGGGAGCGTGGATGCCCGGCCTTCGGTGCTGCTCAAAGCCGCCACGCTCAAGGAAGTGGCCTTGACAAGTGCCACACCAGAGGCTATGCTGGCTGCGCTCCTAGCCGACTACGAGCACCTGATCCGCGAGTTGCGCGAGGCGATCAAAGGGACGGTCTCCTCGGACCCGGTGACGCAGAACATCTACCAGGACGTGTGCGCGGCCTTCGAGAAGCATGCGTGGATGATCCGCATGCACACGATAAACACCGGGAAATGCTAGGAAATGTACCCCTTGCATTCTCCGTGCCAGCGCGGTAAACTCATAGTTTCACAGGAGAACCCATGAACCAAGGACTCATCAAGATCGCGGCGTTCATCTTCGATCACGTCGTCAAGCAGAAGTTCATCGCGGGCTACCGTTCGTACATCGGCGGCGCAAGCGCCATCTTGGGCGGCGTGGTGCTGATCCTCGACATGACCGTGAACGAGACCTTCTCGGAAGAGAAGGCCGGCGCTGCGTGGGCAGCGATTTCGTTCGGCTACGCCGTCATCGGCCACGCCGGCAAGCAGGAGAAACTCCTGTCGAGCACGGACAATGCCAATCCCTTCCGCTAAGCCCGGCGCGACGTTCCCGAGTGCCTTCGACAAGTGGCAACCGAGGCCGTTCACCAGCCCGTTTGCCACGGCAGCGCAGAAGCCGGCCCCGGTTGGCCCGGCAATGTCGGAGGATTCGAAGGCGGCACAAGTGGAACTTGCCAAGCCGGCGAGCGGCGCGCGGAGCGCGTTCGGCCAGCACGCGGCGGCTGCGCCGGGTCTCACTACGTTGCGCCCGAGCGTGATGCCCAACGGGACACCCGGCGCGGGTGTGTCGATGCCGGCCCCAGCGCCAGTCCCGGTTCCCGTTGCTGCGCCGGTTGCCGCCACGGGCGTGTCGGCCCCCGGCATTCAGATGGACGGGCAGACGCCGCAAGCGTTTCCGCGTCCTGCCATCGCACCAGGGCTGCAACCACCCGCCCCCGTGAGCACGAAATCCTTCTGGGATGATCTCTACGCCAAGCATCCTGGCGCTGGCGCTCAACCCACCAAACCGACCAAATCGAAAGGCAGGCCACGACTATGACCAACCCATTCAAAGGTTTCTTCAGCAAACTCCGCGCTGCGCTGTTCAACTTCCTCAACGGTCCCGGTGGCGCCATCTTGGCGGCTGCGGCTGAGAGCCTCGTCAAAGAGATCGGCGCTGCGGCCAGCTCGGTCTTGCTGGAGCAGGCACAGAAGTACGTCAGCTCCATCGACGCTACGCCGGGCCGAGGCTCGATCAAAGCGGCAAATGCCCAGGAGTACCTGGCGGACTACGCCACCAAGGTCGGCATCAATGCGAGTCGGAGTCTCATCAACTTCGCCGTAGAGAGCGCCGTGCGCTCGCTGCGCGCCGGGGAGCAGTAACGTGGCCGGCGACGCATTCGCCGCCATCTTGGGCAAGAAGGAACAGCTCAAGAAAGCGATGGAAGAGACCAACGTCGGCACCAAAGCCAAGAAGGTCGTCGAGATGAAGCGCGAGGAAGCCACCCCGAACGCCAAGGACCCCGACGCCCCGTCCAAGTTCAATACCCCGCGTAAGCCGGGCGAGGACCTGGGCACCTATGCTGACCGGATCAAAGCCCTACAGGCCGCACACAAGTCCGGTGAATGACGACCTCACCACTTCCGACCGAGGACTCAAACTCCTCACCGAGTGCGAAGGATTCCGTAGTCACTGCTACGACGATTCGGCCGGGTATTGCACCATCGGATTCGGGCACCTCGTCCATCGAGGTCGCACCGGAACTGACGCCGGTCGAGAAGCGCCGTTTGCAGACGGAGTTTCAGAAACACAGGCAGTTGAGCTGTTGCGGCAAGACGTTGCGCTAGCGGAAAGTATCGTTAAACGATGCGTTCAGCAACCGCTGCGCCAGAGTTCCTTCGACGCGTTGGTTTCGTTTGTGTACAATGTTGGGGAAGGTGCCTTCACGGGAAGTACCTTGCTCCGGGTGCTCAACCGGGGCGATTGGGCGCTGGTGCCCGCGCAGTTCCATCGTTGGACGCACGCGGGCGGCAAGGTGGTCGCTGGCCTCGTGAAGCGCCGTCGCTTGGAAGCAAACATGTTCGGAGGTAAGTGATGGATTACTCGCTCGATCAACTGCTCCAAATTGGGGCAAATCCAAAGGTGAGCATCCCTAGCGTTAGCCTGCGCCAAGAGATCAAAGAGGCCCAGGCGGCGATGGCGGACACATCCACTCCGGAGCAGAAGGCGAACAAAGCGGCTGAGAAGTCGCGGGCGGCAGTCGCGTTGGCGCGTACGAATCGGAACATGGAGGATCGCCCCCTTGGCGTGAGCCAGTCTGAGTTCGAAGCGACCAAGGGCACCGGACCAGAAGCCGCCGATTTCAAGCTGATCGCGGCGTCGGACCCCGCCAAAGCGGCCCAGATGGTCGACGAGTACGCCCAGCGTCTCCACGCCGAGAAGGCCGCACCGGCGCCCGGCTCCGATGCGTTCTACCGGGGCACAATGGCAGCGCCCTCGGATGGGGCAGAGATTCCCTACTTTACCAATTTGGCTCCCGGCATGCGAGACACGCGGGCTCACGATTTCCAGAAGATCAGTCCAGGGCGAGAGGGCACCGGCGGCTTCGTCAGTGGCGAGAACACCGGGGCGCAGGACGCCTCCGACCCCCGCATGCGTACCATCGTCGAGCGTATCCGTGAGGGGCGCAACGAGATCGCATACGGCAAGAAATCCGACGACGTAGTGGCCTCGGAAGTCTCCCGCCGCATGCCTAGCGCGCTCAAGGACCTTCAGAACCTCGGCCCGGAAGCGGCCTCCAACAAGTGGCTCAAGGACGTGGAGAGTGGGCATCTGTCTGACGCCGCGTACCGGCGCCTGCACGCAGAGACCGCCGACGCTGCCAAGCGGGCCGACGAGTCCGAGTACGCCCAGCTTCGGGAGAAGTACATCTCTGTCGCGAAGGATCGCGGCGTAAGTCGCGCCTTGGACGTGGTGAACAAGAATCGTCGTGCGGGCAAAGACGACCCTTCGCATCTGAAGCGCATCGAGGCTGAGCTGGCTGAACGCGGGCGTACGTCCATGTCGCCGGATGCCATCGCGTCACCGGATGCGTTCCTCCCCTTGGGCCTGGAAGACGCCCGCTCCTGGAAGACCGGCCTCGGGCCGTCACCCACGAAAGGCGGCAAGGTTGATACCCAGGCCCCGCCGACGATCTTCAATACCCACAACGGCCTGACCACGGTCGCCCAAGGGGGCGCGCGTGCCGAAACATCCGTTGAGCAGCTCAAGAGCGCCGTGCAGTCGCCCGAGATGGTCGGGACGCCAGCACGCTCCGCAGCGAGTTACACCGCCACCGAGGGCGCCCCGCAGAAGAACAAGCCCAACTACGTGCCGTACGGGGGCTCGGGCGGCGAGATCGACACGGCCAACCCGGTGGAGTACAACGCCCCGTTCATCCCCAAGAGGGACGAAACCAAAAGCCCGTGGGGCTTCCTGGCCGGCTCCGGTGAGGCGGTTGGGCAGGCGTTGGAGGGTGTCACCGCCGCAGCCGGCGGGCACGAGTCGAAGGCTGAGCGCGAGCGGCGCCTCAAGCGGGAAGCGGTCAAACGGAAGCGGGGGTACTAAGTGGGCCTCTTCAGCCAAATCCTGGAAGGCGACGACGAAGCGGATATTTACAACGATCCCCGCGCACGCGGCACTCCGCGTCTCAACCTTGACGTTGCCGAACCGCTCAAGCGGAAGGTCATCCAGGAACTTCAGCCTGAGTTGGAGGGGAAATCCCTCACGGGCTTCGCGGCCAACGCCGTCAAGGACGTAGGCCGGTTCGCCGGCGGCATGGGCGCCATCTTGGGCCAGATCCTCGTCCACCCGATCAAGTCAGCCGAGGCGGTCGGGAGCGCCGCGCTGCATCCCCTCGAAACGGGGAAGATGCTTGCCGAGCCCATCATCGAGAACTACACTCCCCGCGAGGGTGAGGGTATCCCGAGCATGCTGCTCCGCCGGGCATACGACCACCCGTTCGACAGTCTGGTTGACGCCTCGTTCATCGTAGGCGGACCCTCGGGCGTCGCGGCAAAGATCGCCAAAGTCACCGGGTTTGAGCGCACGGCCGGGCTCATGGAGAGCGTGGCGGCGCGGGCCGCCGCGATGGACCCCATCACCCAGGCCCAGCGCGGGGGAAGGTATCTCCTCAAGACGACGGTGCCCGACGCGTACGCGCGCCTGCGCACGTCGACCTCCCTGGCGGACTCGGGCGCCCAAGAGACCACCCGCCAGCAATACTTGATGCACGATTACAATACGCGTCTCCAGGAGATCTCGACGCATCTCAACCCCGCCGAGATGGCGATTCGGTTCCCGTACGCCGAGGGGCGAATCCCCATCGTCAAGGATGACATCATCACGGAGATCACCCACCGTGGGACGTTGGAGTCCCGCAAGGTGCAAGAAGGTATCGCTATTCGCCCCGAGGCGCTCGACCAGTTTCGCGATGCGTACAACCCGCTGCGCGAGGAGTACGAGCGCATGGCAGGGATCGACCCCGAGACCGTCGCCCGCAACGCGGCCGAGGAGCACGCGCGCACCGTCGCGCGGAAGTCCGCCGACGATCCGAAGTACGTGCCCGACATCACGCCCGACGAAATCTACCAGCGTGATCTGGCTGACGGCCAGGCTCGGCAGGCGAAGCGCGCGGCTGTGTCCACCATGACGGCACTCGATGTAGCGAAGGAAGCCAGCTTTCGTGAGAAGGCGGCCGACCTCGCTATGAAGCAGCAGACGTTCGACCTCAACGAGATCGCTGCAATGCTTCCTCGTGAGTCTGAGACCACGATGGCTGAAGCGATGGAGCTGATGGGACCGAAGGGCGGGATCATCGTCCCGCACAGTGCCGAAGTGCTCACACGAGATCAAGCAACGGTGGGGAACATTCTCACCAAGGTCGGGGAGGCCAATGTCTACAAAGAGAACGCAGGGGCCATGTTCCGGGGGGGTCATTTGGAGCATCTTGACCCGGTTGCGGCTCTATCGCGCTCTTATCGCGCTGCGGTTCGCGGCGATTCGTTCTCCAAGGTTGTCGACGATGCCGCGCAGCTAGGCGTCAAAGAGGGCTTCGCAGAACAGATGGACAGCAAGTGGAAGCCCCACATGGACCCAGACGTTCGTGCGGGCACCCACCAACCCCTACACCCGGCGAGCATCCACCTGGACGGGAGCATCAACGAGCATTTTGACCGGCTGAAGGCTCGCTTGCTGGAAGTCGCAGACGGGCATCCGGAAGTGCGGGACCTCAACCTCGGTGACATTGCAGAGGCAATGGCGAAGAACGGTTCTGACACCTTCCCACTACGCAAGGAACTGCTCGACCGGGTGTACAAGATCCCAACCGCGATGGGCCACGAGATTGCCTTCTACAAGAAGTCCTTCGAGCCGGCGACGAACCCCTTGGCGCAGTTCAGCGACAAGTGGGTGATGCAACCATACAACCTGGTGAACCTCTCTGCGAAGGGCACCCGCGTGCTCAACAACGCCTACGGGAACACGGAGTTCATCGCGATGCAAGGGTTGCACCCCTTCTCGTTCCGGGGGTGGGACGCGATGCTCACCACAGCGCGGGCACTCGGCGGCCGGGCGGGGGTCTTCAAGGATGAGGTCAGCCAGAAGTTGGCGAAGATATGGGACCTCCCAGGCGTTAGCGGCGGCATGGAGCAATCGGAAGCGTTCGCCGCCGCGCGGGGCCTTGGTGATCGGATCGCTGCCGGCGAAGTGGCGCCGCGCCTGGGACGCCTGTCGAACAACCCCCTTACGCGGACGTTCGGCAAGTACACGCAGATGATCTCCAAAGCGAACACCAACTTGGAAGACCTCTATCGTGTCGCCAGCACGATCTACGAACTCAAGCCCGGCGGGTTGGAATCCGTCCGCAATCTGATCCACGGCAGCGCCAGCATGGCGGCCTTCGGGGATCGCGTCGACCACCTGGCGAGCATGGGGGTGGAAGCGATGAGTGAGGCGACACTCAAGGGTGCCGTCAAGAACATGAATCGGTGGCTGAACGATTACAACCGAACGACCGCCACGGAGCGCATGATCGGCCGGCACGTGTTCCCTTACCACAAGTTCTACAAGCACAGCGCGGAACTCCTACTGCGCTTCCCGTTTGAAAAGCCCATCAAGGCGCAAATGGCGAAGGCGCTTGGCGGGGCTGCGATCCAGGACGCCAAAGACACCCTCGCGTCCTACGGCTTCGATTGGGACACAATGGTGCCCGACTTCCTCCGGGACAGCGTTCCGATCAAGGCGACTGAGGGACCAGACGGTTCACCGCAGTTCCTCATGCTGAACACCAAGGGACCGAACCCGTTTTCATTCCTCGCTGGGAGTGATGTCGGGGAGCAGGGCATCGGTGCTCTCCACCCCCTCGCCAAAATCGCGATTGAACAAGCGACGGGAATCAATCTTTTCACGCGTGAGAAGTTTCAAGGTC